CAGAAGTGGCGGTGCAGACCGAGATGTTGCTGACGGTGGTCCCGGCCCGAAGCCAGATCAGCATCAGAGAAACCTGGCCGGTCGTGCCCACGGCGTTGTTCGTTTCGGTGCAGACGTTCCGCGGAATAGTCTCAGCCAGGGTGCCCGTCGGACCCCAAACCGCATTGGCCGGGACGACGGCGTAAGGGCCTACCACCGCGCCGGCAGCATGGACGGCAGGCATCGAGCCCTGCTGGGCCCGCACCACCGACCAGCCGGTGCCACCGGCCGAGAGGACTTGAATGAACTCGCTGTCAATGACAACGAGGCAGGGAGCTCGCCACGGCAACGGCAGATCGCCGCTGGTCGGGAGCACGCCATCGTTGTACCCGATGGCCGTGGTTAGAGTGATTGCCATTGCGTTTCTCCTGTTCGGGTACCTTCACCCGCTGAGGGGAGTGGAAAGCTCCCTCGCTGCTAGTTATGAAGTGGCAGCGCCGATAGCGTTGCCGTGACGATGATGTTGGTGGAGGAGCTGTAGCCGACCCGGAAGAACCGCCACGGGATGTAGTTGGGCGCACCTGGGCCAGTCAGCACGTATGTGGTAGTGACGGCAGTAGTGATCGTCAGCGCGGCCACCGCGAGCGTTTGAGGCGCGGCCATCGTGCCATAGGCGACGTTGTACCAGGTCGCCCCGTCCATGCTGCCTTGTAGGTTCGTCGAGACCGTGGGCGGGTTGGTACCGATGACGGAGACGAGGGTGATCAGCCCGTGAGTCGGGATGTATTTGTTATCGAAGACGTCGCTGTTGAACGTCGTCTTCGAGAAGTGACCCGCCGTGGCGGAGCCTGGCACGGTGACGTTTGTACAGGCGCCGACGGTGAAGCTGCGCGGGTCGGGGATGGCGGTTACGGTATTGGCACCGTCGATTGTGCCGACTGCCGAACTCGCACCCGTGGCGACGATGGTCACGCTGTCACCGACCCGAAGGCCGTGGTTGACGCCGGTATAGAACGTCGCCGGGACGCCGGTAGTTGTAACCGGGACCGAGAGGATCGAGAACTCATACGCGCCCGCGGTAGCGGCCACGGTGACGTTGACCGGCATCGTGAACGTCGTCGGGCTGACAACCGTTACGACCTGCTGGGGGCTGGTTGTCAGGGCCGGGGTTGATCCGGTCGAGGCGGTCCAGAAGATCGTGTCGCCGCTATTGAGGCCGTGCGGGCAGAGCGTCGTGACAAGAGTCGGATTAGCGGCAGAGGCCGACACGATTACGAGTGAGCCGCCGGGGTAGCACTGCCCGAGGTTGAACGTGCCCGGACCGACCAGGGGTGATACCGGGCTGGGAAGTGAACCGGGCATCTATTGACCTTTCCTTTGGAGTGCCCGGGGGCGGGTTATTCTCCGCCCCCGGGGCTTACGGATTAGGACGCCTGAACCCCAACCAGGCACGCCGTGCCGGCGGGGAAGTAGCACTTGAGACACTCGCGCCCATACACGCCGAACTCCCAGCGTCGCTGAACGTTGGCCCAGTCGTAGCTCGTATACTCGCGGAGCACTTCGAGCTGGAACGGGGTCGGGACGTTGGTACGCGGGAAGGGCAGCCGCTCGGACAGAGCAACAACCGTGCCGGGGGCAAGATACGGATGGATCTCGATCGGGACGATCCGTGGGCTGGTGAACTTATTGCGGTAGCTGTCCGCAACGAGTCCGCCGGTCACGGCGCCGTCCGGACCGATCTGCTGGTTCCATCGGACGGTGCCAAGACCGACGCCGCCCTGCGTCAGGAGCTTGCCCATGGACTCGGCTTCCTGGCTGTTGACGATGATGCGCGTCGGACCGATGCGGGAGGTATCCCAGAGGGTCTTTAGCATCAGATCGATCTCGTTGATACCGTTGGCGTTGTCAGCGGTGAACTGAGCGCCGAGCATGTCGCGGTAATAGCCGCCGCCGAGGAAGAGCGAGCCCGCCGTCGCGTCGCGATACTGGCTGTTGGCATTGGCCTGGAACTGCGGGATCATGCCGTCAAAGGACAGCGCGTCGCCCGTCAGGTCGTTAGTATTGGGGACGTTGCCCGCGACGGGGAGCGCCGCGAGGATGACCGGCGTGCCGTAGGTCGCGACCGGATAAGTAGCCGGAGCGCCGACGAACGTGGCATAGCCGGCGGCCGTAACGATCGAGATGCGGGTTGCGGTGGTGGTGAAGGCGTAGTAGCGCGTGCCGCCACTGGTGCCGATGAAGACGTTGTAGGCGACTGCGCCGCGAGTGGCGTAGCCGGTGAGGAGCCAGGAAGTGACGCCACCTCCAGAGGTGTGCGTCGCCACCAGAACCTGGCCCTGCGTCTCATCAGGGGAGTCGGCCGTGCCGTGTCCGGTGGCGCCGTTTAGGTAGCCGTACTGAGTCAGTGCGGTCACAGAGACGTCGAAGGGGGTGGCTGCGGTCAGGGGACCGACGACTGCACCGGGCACGTCGGTTATGTTCGCGGATACGAAGGCCGGGGGACCGAGGGCCGTAGTGTTGCCACCGAGGATGAGCTTCTCTTCCTCGACCATGACCGCGGCGAGCAGGTTTGCCGTCGCCTCGGCACGAAGGTCCATGAAGCCCTGAGCGGTGTCCTGGGCGTCGTACGTCACGAAGTCGTCCAGGCCGAAGGACTTGAAGGCTTGCGTCCGGTCACGCTCGGACGAGCTGATAACCGCGTTGCGCAGTCCGTCAGCCACGCCAGCTTTGAGGCCGGAGACATTGATACCGGTGATGGCTCGCCACTGGACAGCCGAGGCGCCATTCGGGGCACCGTGGCGGCTCATCCAATTGCGGATTGGGGACAGGACGGGGAACAGGTTCTTGGCGGGGCTTTCGAGCAGGAGGCCGACCGCACCTGTGGCAATCGACCAGCCCTGTGTCGTGGCCTTCGCCAAGACGTCAGGATCGCCGGGGACGCCGCGACCGGACGATAGAGCCGCCTTGACCGCATCGATGGTCCGCTGGCTCACGTCCGGGCCGGTCGGCTGGCCCGGGTAGGTATCAGGCATTCGAGGTTTACTCCAGCGGTATGGAGGGACCGATCCCTACGGCAACCGCATTCCCGTAGGGCGGGGCTTATCGCATGAGAGCAGCGATGCCCTCTTGTGCGGAAATCTTGCCGAGCGCCTCACGCTCGGCGGAACCCACGGGGAAGCGTTCGGCGGCCTTGGCGAGGATCTTCTCTTCAACCGAGGCATCGTTGGCGCCACCGCGGGACGGGGCCGATAGGGGACCGCCACCAGCCGGCATCTTCTCGACCTTTGCGAGCCTGGCGCCTAGATCGCTCAGGATCTCAGCCTTTGCCGAGTCAAGCTGCTTTGCGAGCGGACCACCGATATCGGAGCGGATGCGACTGATGAGAGCGTCGAAGGCGGTCTCTTCCGACTTCGCCATGCTCTCGGGATTGACGACGATGGGAGCTGCGATGGAGGGATCGAGCGGCGTGCCAGTCGCCTGCTTGGCAAGGCACTTCTGCGAGCCCAGGGCCACCGCTGAGTCATGGATGCTATCGATGATGCCGGCGTCGGCCGAGCTGTTACGGGCGCCCACCTTGGCGAGCGGCTTGACAGCCACCTTCGCAGCCCGCCGGATCGTCTGCGCCATCTTCGCCAGCTTGATCGTCTTGCGGGCAGTCCGGGCGGACTTGCGGAGTGCGCTCCGCTGCGACTTGACGGCCTTGCGCTCAGCTTTCTTGGCGAGCTTATCCGCGTCGTCTCCGTCATCGTCGGGCGGATTGGCGGCGGCATCTACGGCATCGTGCGCCTCGCCGAGAACGTCTGCCACGTCGGAGTGGGCAGTGCCCACGGTGTCGATGGCGGCGTGCGCGTCGGCGGGCCTGAACTTCTTCTTCGTGAGCGCGGCGGCTTTCTTCTGGAGCTTGGCGGTGCGGATCTGGCGCTTCGCAAGCTTGGTCGCAGCTTTGGTGCATTTATTGCACTTGCCGCACTTGCCGTCGGCGCATGCCTTACCGAAGGGCGGAGCGGCGCCGGGGAAGGCTGCCTTTGAGAGCTTCTTAGCCACTACGGGCTCCTGCTGTTCTGGAGCCAATGGTGTCCCCTTAGCTCCGGTGTAGGTCTGGGCGGCCTCCGCGACCGCCGTAGTCGTGTCGGCCACGGTTGACTCCTTTCTCTTTGCGAGTACGTACATCTCACGGTCTGCCTTCGCCAGCAGAGCGTCGGGGTTGGCGGGGCGGTCGCACAACGACAGTTCGTTGATCACCGCCTTGACGATGTGGCGGACCTTGCCGGTGGCGGTATCGACCCACGGGCCGACCCACTTCGCCCCGCCCCAGCTCACGCCCTTGTAGGTGTTGGTCTTTACCTTCGTGATCGCTACCGGATCAACGACGTGGAGGTCGGCCTCGATCTTGCGGGCGTCGTCGTCGAAGGTGGCCTTAAGCACCGTGCCCGACGCCTTGGAGTCGTGCATCTCTCGCAGGTTTGCGCCAGACGCCATGAAGTCGGTGATGGCCGCCTTCATGGGCTCGTAGTCGGCAATCTCCCTTTCGCTGTCCGGCGCCTCTGAGGTCGTGTTGGTATGGACTAGGATCGTACCGTCAGGCAGCTCTACGATGCCGCTGATGGGCGTCCAGATATCCACACCCGGCGGCGGGTCCGGGGCGACCACGGTTTCTGTGGCTTTGGCGAGCGCGTCGATGTTGCGCTGCTTACGTGTACTCATCGGATCGCCACTCTTCCCTCGTAGCGGATGATGGCCACTTGCGCTGTGCGTAAGTCGTGATACTATCTAGTGCATGACTGGCGAGATAGTGTCACAAACTGAACAGCGAGCGTGACCGCGATGGTGGCCTTGCCTCTAAGCGCAGTGCTACGCTGCTTACGTGTGCTCATCGGATCGCCACTCTTCCCTCGGAGCGAATGACGACGCGGGTGACCCCGTAGCGCCAGAGCCGTTCCAGCTCGGTTACGCGCGCCTCGGCATCTGCCCAGACGATGCGCGGCACCCTGAACTGTGTCCGTTTACTCATGGTCGATCCCTCGGCTCTGGGCTTCTTCATCACTGATCGCGGAGGCGACGCGCGAACAGTTGGGGTGCTCGCTGTCATTGGCTTCGTAGTAATCGACGCTCCACACCTGACCGTCCGCGTCCGCGCAAGCTTGGTCGAAGTAGGTTCCGTCGCTGATCTCAACGTAGTTCACATCTGTCTCACGGAACCCGGCGATATCTCCGTTGGCAGCAGCCTGCTGTGTCTCGGTACGGGCGATCATCTCGGCCCGGTAGTCGGACATGTTGGCGAAGTTGTCTTTGAGAGCGTCGGCCAAGTCGTCCAGCGAGGCGTCTGGGTCTGCCATCGTGGCGGCTACCAGTTCGCCCACCGTCTCGCGCGTGGTGGCGTCGATGCCGTCGATGAGCTGGCCGGCATAGGGCAGCGCCCAGTCGGAGGCCCTATCGAGAGCAACGGCGAAGTCCGCCACCGGATCGGCCCCGGTTACGGCGATGAAGCCGTGCGCACTGATCGTCGCCAGCAGCTTCGCCGTGGGCGCCGTCAGGGTATCGATGTCGCCCCAGTTGGTAATGATCGGCACCGATCCGGCTACGCCCTCGATCGACCCAGCCACGAGGTTGCCCTGCTGTCGGAACCAGACGGCCCAGACTTGGGCGAGTTCGTCTCGGGCCTTCTGCTGGCCGGGGAGCAGCGGGCGCTCCGGCTCTGTTATCGGGTTGGCCTTGCTCATCCGCCAGAGATCCACGAGTCGCAGGAAGTCAGGCACGGTGATCATGTCTTAGAGGGTCAATTGCATGATGTAGCCGCCATTCCACGCGATCGTGAACGATCCGAGGGTGACCGATTGTGTACCGCCGTAGTAGTTGAAACAAATCCCCTGATCGGTCACGCCTGCCGGGGAGGTCGCGGTGTGGTCGTAGACGTGGCAACCGAAGACGGCCAGCAGCGTCGTTACGCTGTTCGCGCTCGCCGTGTTCGCTGCGCCGTACGAGTAGACGTTGGATGCGAAGGTGGAGGTTATGGTACCGAGCGGACGCCCGAGCCACGGCCAGCCCGCCGGTGTGGACGAGCCGGTGTCCACGACGTTCGGGGCGCTGCCGCCGGTCCACACGCCCGCGGCGTAGGCGCTGTTGGCAGCGGTGACTGTCTGGTCCGGCGTCATGGTGCCGTACTGCGCCACTTCGATGGTGTCGGAGAGGAGGTTGAAACCCTTGACGTTATTGAACGATGTCGTCGGGAAGGCCGTAAAGATTTTCGAGTTGCTCCAGGCCACAACTTAGCTCCTTTGGCTTGCGGAGCCGGTGCCAGTGGCAGTCCCGGCGCCTATGACGTGTGAGCGCGTTACCCCGAGGGCTTCGCCCGATCCGTGCGCTGTGGGCGCGAACACCAGAAGGTCGTTCCCCTCGTCTCGGACGGTTTCGACGTTCATCACCGGGCGGCCATTCCCATCGAGGGTCGTATAGCCAGCGTCCTCGCTTTCGTAGTCCTCGCGCTCGTGCACGACTACCTTCGCCTTCGTTCCCCACGGGATCATCGGTGCGGTCAGCATCCGGAGTTTCGGGCAGGTGTGGAAGCGCGTATGTGGGCCGCCGACGGAAGGGATGATCTCCTCCCGCTTGCAGTTGGGGCAGTACCACTTTTCGATTAGACTGAGAACGGTCCCGGTCATGCGCTACTCCTCTCGAGGTCGGACACCGCCTTCGCCAGCGGCTCAGCATGCTCAGGCGCGACCACCTTGATCGTTCGCGCCAGACGTAGCAGCTCCGTCGCTACGGGGTCAGGGGCACCGGCGAACGCGCGGTGCACGTCTGGGATCGTCCGTGCACCGCATAGCGCCGCCGAAACGCGCTCCTGAGTAGGAAGTGGGATAACGGCGCTGCTGAACGGCACCGCTGCGCTCTTGCCGAGCCGCAGGGCCGTGCGGGCCTTGCGCTCCCAGCGGGCTAGATCGGCCTTGGCGGCCGGCTCTTGGTACTTCGGAGACTGCATCTCCACGATGGCCGCGTGCACCGTGTCTACATCTTCGGCTGCGACAGTGCCGATGTAGGCTGGCAGCTTCTTCACGCCCTGCTCTTCGGCGGCCGCATACCGCTTGTTGCCGTTGGCGACGGCGAGCTCGCCGGGAAACTCCACGAGCACGAGCGGATCGATGGGCGCGTCGGCCTGCATCGCGAGACCGATGGCGTCGATGATCTTGCGGCTCTTGCCGTCGCCAGCCTCACCGTGCATGTCAGCGACCTTCACGCCATCGTCAAAGCGCCACACCAGCTTGGAAACCCAGTTCGTGAGCTTGGCCGGGTACTGGTGGGACAGGTCGGCCTGCACCACCTTGACCAGCTCGACCTGGGATAGATCGCTCTTGGCGAGCTTCGTAGAGGGCGCGCCGGGCGAGTCACTGGTCGCCACGCCAGGTTCGGCGGACGGCGCGGGAGGAGCGGCGCGGCTGGTGGGTGCGGGGCTAGGAGCGCCGAACGGCGGAGTGCCAGGCGGTGGCCCCTTGAGAAAGTCGGATACGAGCACGACTTGGCCCTGACCGGTGACGATCGTAGC